AGGCCAGCGGATCGAGCGTTGCCAGCACCTCGTCGGCCTCGGCCTCGGTCAGGTCGGTCACCAGCACCGGCACCGAGGTGTCCGGCGTGGTCTCGGCCCGCAGATGCCCATCCACCAGCATCAGGCCGTCAGGCGTTTCCCTGGCGATCAGGGCGTCGGCATAGCCCACCTTCGCCAGCATCGTTCTGAGGCCGTCCTGCTGCGCGGTAGGATGCACCCGCCAGTTCTTCGGGTTCGGCTTGAGCTCAGACGCCTTGACGCGGCGCAGTTCCTTGATGCGGTCTCGTATTTCAGCCATGCTCCCCTTCCCTGTCACAGCCCCCCACACACTTCGGTTGTGTCCAGCCAGGCCGTCTCGTGTACGTACAGCAGTAGCAACGTGGGCAGATGTCGCCAAGTGGGAAGACGCGGCCAGAGGATAACCACGCTGGCTTCACCTTCACAGCGTCACCGGGGGGCACGCTGCCCGTACAGCTACTTCGATAAACCCGTCGTCGAATCGCTGTGCCCCAACGCATTCCCCCATGACATGGTGGGCGATGCTATCCCCGTGACTACCGTTGCTGGGCGTGTCGATCTTATCCGCCATTGCCAGGTCGAACAGCCAGGCAGAGCACTTGTCCCACAGGTAATAGCGGTCAAGAGACCCGTCCTCGCCCAGCGGCCCGTGCTCGTGGCACCACCATCCTGTGACCTGCTTGTGCAGGGTATGAGGCCTGGGACCGAGTTGATTCAGGTCAACCGGCAGAGCGTAGTAGAAGATGTTATCGGCATCGCATTTGTGGGACGGCTCTATCCCCGGCCTGTAACCATCGTCCACGATGATGCTGTGCCCTTCAAAGACTGTGGGCTTTGGCGTTACAAACATCGGTCGAGTGTCAGCCATTTTCTAGCTCCAACCTCGTTTCGATTTCTTCGATGGCACATTCCCAGCCAGCCCGGAACGGCCCGTCGTGGTATCTGATAGCCTTCATCTCCGTCAGTTGCTTGATGACGTTGGCACGCCAAAGCTCGCCCTCCAATTCGATAAGGAAATCGGGTGTTACTTCAGCATCATCCTTGCCAGCCATCAGCAATCCTCCTCAGTAGCTCCCAACACATTCTCGACGGCCTCAAGTGTAGCCTCCGGCACAGATACCAGCCTTGCTCTCGCAATGAACATGGTCATATTTGAGTATCCTGGTTCTGCTTGAGCGTACCAATCAAAAAACCACACCACCAGCCGCCACAGCGCCACCTCGGGGTCCACGACCCAGCCCCGGCCCTCACACACACACTTCGGGCCACCGTCCCCACCGGAGTCAGGGGCACCAGGATTGCACCATGCACACGACTTCCGCAGCGACCTCCCGTCAGGCAGCCGGATGACCGGCATCTTGCCCAGGTAGTCACAGGTGCCGCACGCATGGGCAATCCATTCCTCACAGTGGTCTTTCTCCAGCTTCGCCAGCGCCAGCAGCCGCCACACCGCAACGGCCACCGCATCGGACTGGTCGTCGCTGACAATTCGCTTGGCCTGGTCCGTCAGCCCGAACATGGCGTTTACGATACCCATGACCTCTTCCTTCGACGCTCGACCGCTGGACACCACCGCTCGCTTGACCTGGGTAGGTGCGTACTCCTTGATCGGCGTGTCCGAGAGCCCGGCTAACGTCTCACACAGACCGCGAGCTTTACCGATAGCCATCCCCGTTTGCGCGTTCCTGCCGATGAACCCTGCCTCGATTGCCATAGCGTCAGGACCGTAGTGTTCGATGATCTTGTCCGTCGCCTTCCAGATGAACGCGAGTCGTTGCGGTATCTTCAATGACAGTGGCCTGGGAGCGATGACGCCAGAGGCCACGAGCATCAGCCCGGTGGCCGTGGAATCGACCACCGCCCAGCCCATCTTGATCGTGCCAGGGTCCAGTCCTAGCACTCTCATCTTTGCATCCCATCCGCGATCACAGATGCCGCCTCCTCGATCTTCACCGACAACGCTTCTATAGCCCCCATCTGTGTCGATGCATTGCCATTGCCGAGCGCCCGGAGTGCCTCTGCCACATCTCCAATAGCCCTGCCGATGTAATAGAGTCCGTCTACAACGTTCGCGGCCTCAAAATTTCTGTCAGTTTCATTCTCCGAGATGAAGCTGTCATGTATGGCGTTCGCCGACTCGTCACTCATTTTTCTACCCTCCCCTCATCTCCGCATTGATGTCCTTGACCCACCGATGCAGCGACCACGACGACGTCCACGGGTTTGCTGGCTGGACGTCCGAGTCGTCGATGTGCCGCATCCACATCGCCCAGTGCCTGAAACACACCGGCCCCGTAGGCCCGTGGCACCACTCGTCGCAGCCGTCTATGTGGCAGCGCATCAGATAGCGCCAGAGGCGGGCCCAGAGGCGGCGTAGGCGGCTCATCTGACCACCTGGTAAACGCGTTCTTTGATCGGCTTCCCTTCGGGGCCTTTGAGGTATGGTGCCACCCAAATTAGCTTGTGCGCTTTCAGCGACGGATACCACTGAGCGCGAATGTGGCCCGACACCCACCATCGGTTTGTCCTGGTCGGCCCATCACTTTCCACTGGTTTGGCTCTCTTGGAGACCAGCTCTCGACGGAGCGTGATAACACTTACTTCTGGTAACGTGCCAGTGAATCCGTTCCGCTGCACGCGTCTTCGCATGTGGCGTTCAACAGGAACGTGCTTGGAGTTGACGTATGGCGAGTTGACAAAAGCTAGCCAGGCCAGATTTTGCCGCACCGCACCCTGATGCTCTTCACCGAAGCTATCTGGGAATATGTCTCCGTACTTGATGTGGCCGCCGCTAATCTCGACGCCACCATCAGAAGCCCTGATTGGGCCTTCTTGCAGGGGCATAATGTCGCTATATACGGACACCGCTTCACCCTCATCGCTCAACAGTACCCAGTTCGTCTGTCTATTTTCAAAGCCAGGGGCCTTCAAAGGCGACGCTCTCTGGAATGAGAAAAACATCATTGGGTGAGGTAATAAGTTTCGTGAAACAACATGGCGCGGCACCGGCATCGAGTCAGTCAATTTATGGATTTCGTCCTTCCAGAGATAAACTGCGGCAGCCTGTAGACGGAAAATCAGGACGCACCGAATCTCATCATCTGTGAACTTTTTGTCCCACGTCATCTCGGACAGGTCATACATCCCATGGGCCAACGCCCATACTACCTGGGCCCGTTCAGCCGCAGCCATCCATGCTTGCTCATTGACAAACGGCCTTTTGGCCGCTATGGACGTAATCTGGGCCTCTGCATAGCTTTGAAGCAGCGGGTTGGCAGCCTGGGCATCACGGACAGCAGCGAGGTATTGGGCCGATTCTCCCTCAGGTGGCAGGCCGGTTTCTCCTTGGGCATCCAACCTGGCCCGAAGGGCATCAAGGTCCGCAAACGACACACTCATCTTGAAGCCCCTCCATGCCGCCGATAGTCGGGCACCTTCATCTTGACCGTCATCACGTACCGGGTGTCGTTCATCCTCGATGCGATCCGCTCCTCGTGGTCCTCCGCGAACAGGTTCGTGGTCGCCAGCGTGCGGCAGGTGCCGCTCTCGGCTCCCCGCCAGCGATAATCGATGAGCTGGTCAAGCATTTCCGCCGCAAACGGTGTGCCTCTAGCGCCACCGAATTCGTCCAGGATCAGCCACGGGGCCCAGCCGTATTCCGCAAGGGCCGCCTGGTCAGTCTTGTCCGATAGGCTGCGTCGACGTAGGTCCGCCACCAAGTCCTGCTCCCGGCGGTACACGACCTGATTATGTCCCTTGACCAAGGCCGTGGCCGCCGCAATCGCCAGATGAGTCTTGCCACCACCGGGAGGCCCGGCCAGTATGAGTATGGGCGGCCCAGTGCTTCGAGCCCATCGAAGTACCGCGTCGCGCCCTTCCTTCGAGTCTGCATGGTAAGCGACGTCGAAGTTCTCGAAGGTCGGCCCCACTGGTATCTGCGCGTCAAGCGTCACCGACGGGGCTACGTTGAATTGGCGCTCGGAGAGCTCGACGTTGGCACGGCGGGCCGCTTCCCGTGGGTCGCCGTCGTAGCGGTCCCCGTCCGCCATGCGTGGCAGCAGCATCTTGAGTAGGGCCTGAATGTCCTCCCTGGTGCCGTGCTCTGACACCACGGCTATCATCTCCCGCAGGGACATCTCCTCGACGTGCCGCTCCAGGTCGGTCCCCTCATAGACCTTCCAGTCCTGGCCGTGATGGATGAGGTAGCGACGGACCGCCTCGGCACTAGTGCTGTCTGCGAATGTGGTCTGATTCACTGCTCTACCCCCCATTCCTCGGCGCTACGGGCCTTCTTACGGCCCACAGGCCGGTAGCCGTTGTTGCTGGCATCCTGACGGGCCGGGTCGTCATAGCCTTCACGAAGACGCCGCTGGAAAGCCCGGTCCAGGCGCTTGTAACCCTTCAACGTCTTTGCCTGGGTCGCCCCCAGGCCGATGGCTGAGCCTTCGAGTTGGTCGCTGGTGTACTTGTCGACATGCAGGTAGACCCATTCCTGTAACGACGCTTCATGGGGCCGCCCCTTCAAGTGCCACTCCTCGATGTCTCGAAGCAGTTTCAACCAATCGGGTGTACGTATATATTCTTCTTCTTCTTTCCCCTTCTCCTGATAGTTAGATGATAGTTCAAGAATGCCCACGCAAGTTTCTGCGCTAGGTGACGCAGAATCCTGCGCTACCCCCACGTCAATATCTGCGCTAGGTGGTGCAAGATTCTGCACAGAGCCTTCGCTTTCTGCAACTTCTTGCACAGAGTCAGCTATGCCAGGGGGTGCAGGTTCTTGCATTGAGAGCCGGTAGAGATTCGATGTTCGAGAGCCATCTTTCCTAAACCGAGGTTCGCTGGAGAGTAGTCCGATCTTGGTCAGTTCCGCGAGGTGGTATTGGAGAGCCCGCTGCTTGATACCGCACCTCTCGGCAATGCCTTGCTGTCCGGGGAAGCAGACCCCTACCTCGTCCGCCCGATTGGCTAGGGCCATCAGGACTAGCTTTTGAGCCGGGGTGGCAACCTGCTCCCAGACCCACTTCTGGGCTTCGACGCTCATTGATTATTCCCCGGATTATGCCCCAAAAGAAAACCCCCAGCGGCGGTGGTGTTCAACTACCTTGGCAGGAAGGAGAACATGATGATCCGCTGGGGGTATGATGGAAACACAGATTATCATTTCTCCACGATTCCTGCCAAGGTCGTGCCACTCTACACTCGCGTTTCGGGGATGTCAATAGACCCCGTGGCGCACTTCCATGCTCATCTGCACCGGGCCGCTCGCCCGTAGCGCCTTGATCTCCGCACGGGCCGCCTTGAGCTCCTGGGCCAGGGCCAGCACCGTCTCGCGGTTGGCGTGGACACTCGTGAACCTGATCTCGTAGGTCACTATGACCTGGTCAAGCTGTTCGTCACTGATTGCCATTCCCTACGCCGCCTTGGCGCTCTTGCCCAGGCTGAGTTGTACCGACGCCTCGCGCTCGAACGCCACGTCTAGCGCGTCCCGTGGGCTCACCGAGATGACGTAGTCCCCGACCCGGAACTTCTGGGGGCGGCTCCCGTCGATCTCTAGCTTCGCCCTCACGGCGTCCTTCGAGTCCTTGATGCCGAGCGCCTTGATCTGCTTGTTCAGGGCCTTTTTCTGTTCGGCCTTACGGGCCCATATCACGACCAGCCTCGTGAGCTCAGGGTCGTCAATCCTGATCTCCTCCAAGCCCATCTGCGGTTCCGCCGATAGATTCGTCATGCGTCCCTCCTGTCAGTTTGATCCCTTCTAGCTCACAGCGGCTTCACGGATAGCCGGGTGGCCCCGTCGCGCTTGGCCCCTTCGATGGTGTCCCGGACCTCCTGGCCGCGCTTGCCGAACGGCTTGAGCTTGGTCATGTTGAAGACTGCGCGCACGGTCCGGGTTTCCTCATGCTCGGGGACGTAAGCCCCGGCGTCGACCAACTCGGATTCGGGCAAGACCTCTAGCACCGCGTGAAGCCGCGACTGATCGTACATGACCGACGTCTTGCTTGTGGCCCTGTGCGTGTCGCTGACGGCCTCCAGTGCGCCGTCCTGCCGCATCTTCTCCAGCAGCGCGAACTCGATGCGATCCCGGCGGTCGGCCATCTCGGCAATCAATTTGTCCGCCAAGGCGTACTCGTTGATTAGCTCCGCTGTCGGCAGGTCGGTCCACTTAGCCATGATCTTAGGCATCCGCCTCCACCTTCTCGGCCTCTGACCCGAACAGGTCCGCCGTATCCTTGGCCTGCTTTGAAGAGGCCAGCGCCTCGGCATCCTCGTCGCCGTCGTCCTCCTCTGCTTCGCCGGGCTCCTCCATAGCTGAGAACTGGGTCACGAACTCTCCGAATTTCGCAATTGCCTCAACCTGCTCGGAAACCGTAAGTTTGCTACGGGTACGACCTTCGTAGCTCTGCTTGAACCAATCGTTGGTATCCGCCTTTGAGAATCCTATGGCGTCGGCCATCGCGTCAATACGTTCAACGACCAGGGGCGACAGCACCTGCTTTGCCCCACAACCCTTACCGTCTGATGTCGAGTGGAAGGGCCCGAACTTCGCGTCCCGCCACGGCTGCTTGTGGACCGGGCATGTCTGCAACCAATCCTCCACCGACACCGGCTCGTCACTTTGGGACTCAGGACGGCTGTCAGGCGACGGCTGTTGCTGTGCGCCTGCCGGGGGGGATACCTCGTTTGCCGGGGGGGGCATCTCGTCGACAACGATGTCAATGCCGCCTGCGACCTGGTGCATCTCCTCGACTGCCGGGATCGCCCGGCGCAATCCCTGGACGAGGGCAACCTTGACGATCATCGTCGAGGGCATCTTATTCCAGGTGGATTTGCCCGTGTGGTATTCGGCAAGATTGACGCTCACCTTGAGCGGTCGGACCCGGTTAGTCATTTCGATCAGCGCCCATCCGCCGACCAGCTTATCGCCTGGGTGCTGGAATTCACCGTCGCGCTCGACGACCCCATCGTTCTTATCTACAACGATTATCCCGGCGTCGTACCCTTGGTAACTATCGTCGCCTGCTGCCCGCTTGAGATAAGCCTGAATACCCACCACGAAAGCGGCGGGACTCGTCTTGTCGTACTTGACCAAATAAGCCTCGCCGACAAAGGGATTGAGCCCCTGCGCCTGACAGAAGCGCAGGAACACGAACGCCTCCTGCTCTGTCGCTAACGGGCTGATGTAGTCCTTGATCTCCGCTAACGACAGGGGCAACCTATCGGGTCTTGTAGCCAACGATTGATCTACCATGCGTCCTAACCTCCTTGCGATGAATTTCTTCTGCGTCTCTCGCTCTCCCAATACTGGCTCGACCGGCTGCACCGACCCGCCATCCAGGGTCTTCCAGCACCCACATCGGTATATCTTGGCCTGGATGCCAAAAGAACCGCCCCAGACCACCCTGGGCTGCTCCCCACACCGGATGCAGATGCGCTTCTCAATGGCCGCCTCTAGCTGCTCGACGGTCGGCACTGCTTTAGATGCCCTCCCCGATAATGCGCCGCTCCTCGTCACTCAAAAACATATCTGCCCTCTCCATCGCACCCACTATCCGGCCCAGCGACTCGGCGATGGCGATCAGGGCATGGGCCTGGGCGCGTTCCACCGCACCGATACGGGGGATGTCCCATCCGTCTCGCGGCACCATTTCGCCCTTCGCCTTTTCCAGATGCTCTCCGTCAGCCATTACGCCTCCTGCTTTAGTTGGTCACGTAGCTCCAGCGCAGTCATGCCAAAGAGCTCCGCTAACGCCGTCCGCATGTCGCGACGCGGCATATGGAGACCACGCTCGATCTCCGAGTAGTATTGCCGGGTAGTGCCAATGGCTTTTGCTACCTCGGCCTGCGTCAAGTCCCTGTCCGATCTGAGCTTACTTAATACTGTCATAATGTTGGCACTATACAGTATTGACT